TCTTTTGGCACAGCTTGTATATTCCAATGTATAAATCTAAAAGGTTCGATGCCGTGGTCAACTGCATATTCGTGTTCCAAGAACCCTGGAAATATAATTAATGTGCCTGGTGTAGGTTTGAAGTGAACAAGTTCTGTACCACCCCATATACCTTTTTGACCTGGCTTCATTTTTAATTTGGTTGCACGTGCCCCGGTTCTCGGTTCGTGAAAAATTGGGTATGATGTTTTATCACTACACTTTAAAAAATAAAAACCTGATACGTGTTGATTCCAATGTATGTGTGCTGAATGATGACCACCACCTTTTTTAGCAAACTCTTGTACCCATAGCTCACTAAACATAGTTGTGTATTGTGACATATCATAACCTTGGTGATCTAAATACTCCCAAGATTTTTGACCAATGTAATTTCTAAAGTCTAAAAAGTCATTGTCCATTGTGAGTGGTGTTGAATGAAATGATCTACCGAAGTCACCATACTCTTTAATATATTTTTTCTCTCTACTTTTTGCTTCTTTAATATATTTGTTAGAAGCTTTGTTTAAAGATTTTACAAACTCTGGTTTTTGTTCTGACCAAATGGTCGTGCTAAAATAATCATTTATATACATTATCTAAACGGCTTTCCTAAATGCCAGACAACAAGACTATATCTTGTGCCTGCTGTTACTGGTTTAACTCTATGCCACACAAATGAAGGAAATACAATGATAGAACCTTTTGGTAATATCTCTTTACATTGTATTCTATGCTTCGATTCATCTCGCATATGTGGATCATAATTTCTAAAATCAAATTCTAATTCTCCACCTTTATATTCTGAACCATCTGTTAACTGACAAGTCATAGATAGTTTTCGAATTCTTCCGTGCTCTGGATTGTTAGGATCTTTTCGAACATATGGTTTATCCCAACCATCACAATGCCAATCGTAATATTGATTTAATTTATATTTTGTAAATTGACAAGACTCACTTCTTTCCCAATCAAAATTCCAACCAGCCATTCTGTTAGCTTCGTGAACGTATGGGTGTAATTCTTTATATATCCAAGTATCATTAAGCCATACTAAATCTGATTTTCTTTTTCTTTGTAAATTTTTAACTTCTTCTTTATTTAATTTTTCTTTGTCATAGCCACCTGTTCTAGCCATAACTTCTTTTTGTTCGTTAGCATAAGCTATAACATCGTCACAGAATCTAGGTGTAAGAACACCGCTAAAATACCAATAATAATTAGATATATTCATACGTTATAGTTTGTACAAAATTTAAACTATCCTTTTGATTATTGGTTAAGTAATACATATTTGTTGATGGAAACATTATAAATTTATTGTTTTTAAGTTCTATATCCCAACTTCTACCTTTACGTCTATTATCTTCAAAGTGTATTCGAACCATACAATCTTTGACTTTTACACCATACAACAATGTAAAGTCTGGTGAGTTTTTAAGATCTACTGGATCAATATTTAATAAAGGTATTGTAGTTTCCGCAGGTTTATAAATGTTACCCCACGTTTCTTTGTTAATAAGATTGATACCATATTCAAGACCAATATGATCTCGCATATAGGTATTCAACATATCCCAAGTTCTTGAAAACGGAAATTCTTTGTTTTGAATTTGTGATTGTAGAATGTCGCCTGATAATTTATCTCGGTCAATGTCCCAATCTTTAGGCATTGCCACATCACCGTAATATAAACTTACTTCTGATAATACTTTCTTTTGCATACCACCACTTATTTAATACTAATCTATAAAAAAGTCAACTATCGAGCAACCCAATCAGTTCCGTTCCAGTCATAAACAGTTTTTGGATCTGCAGGATCATTTGATTTCATACCTTCCCAACCTTTTGTATTGTCGGCTTGGTAAGCAGTTTCATTCCATGATATTACCCAATACCATACTGAGGGATCTGCGCCATCATCAGTTACTGATGGATAAGCTATGGGTGCATCCCAAGATGCAGTTGAAATATTTTTACTCCAAGATGCATGTGGTTTTTTAGGCCAAAAGATTTGATCATCTTCGTCCCAAGTATAACCTATACCTGCATAGTTTCCTCTAAAAGGTGTTCCGCCATCTCTATGTTGATTGTTGTTCGTGTTGTACGAAGTTTGAATCCACATTTGTGCAGGCCAATTATTATGTGTTTCTAAATATTGTTGACCCACTGATTCATCTTCAACACCATCAGCGTTAAGCATATCAGAATTATTCAAAGTTAATACTTGAATAACTTTACCGTTAGCTCCTAGTTTTGCAAAATGTGCCATAATGTTTCTCCTTATATATTAATTTTAATTACCTTTCAACTATTGAAATTTATACCTTATCATTACTATACCAGATCCACCTGCTTTTGAAGCACTGCCGTCTGATCCTCCAGCACCACCACCTGTATTTGTACCTCCTAAACCAGGAGGTCCTTGATCTCCATTTGAACCAGTTCCACCGCCACCAACTCCACCTGCTTGTCCACACCCACCATTACCACTTCCAGCACCTCCACCACCAGAAAAATATCTTGTTGAAGATACAGGACCTGGTGTTCCAAAACTTGGAGCACATCCTCCTATAAAAGCATCTGCTATAAAACTTCCTGCTCCTGATGTGGATGTTGTAGCACCATTACTTGGAGTTGCTGCACTTCCAGCTCCACCTCCGCCTCCTGCATGATAAGGTGCAGAAGCACCTGTACCTGCTCCATTATTACCTTGAGGAGGACTCACTGGTGGAGTGTTTCCTGTTCCACCTCCAGGATTAGTAGTAGAGGATCTTCCTCCTCCACCTCCAGATCCTCCTGGACCTCCAGTACAAGTTGTATCGTTTGATTCTCCGTGACCACCACCTGTTGACGTTATAGTTGAAAAAATTGAATTAGATCCTTTATTAGATGGACCGGATCCAGCTGGACCACCTGCACCAACAGTTATTGGATAACCTTGAACTGAAAGTGGTAAACCTGTAGGATTTGCTAAAGGAGACATAGTAGGAGCTGGAACACATCCAACTGAATTAGATACTCTGAACCCTCCTGCTCCACCACCACCTGAATTTGTTCCACCACCACCAGCAACAACAAAATAATCTACAGTGTCTGTTCCAAGTGGATTACCCGCACAGGATACACAAAAAGTTCCTGGACTTGTAAAAATATGTGTTTTAAAATTACCACAAGTTTTAATTGTTCCTCCTGTTGCTGTAACAAATAATGGAATTAAAAAACCTTGATCATTTGAATTTACAGGGACCCAACCTTGCGTACCATCTACATAAACAAAAGTTGCTGTTTGTCTATTTGTAGATAACACTCCGTTTTGAGTGCCTCCTTGAAAAGGAGAACTATTTCTATTTATTGTAATATTATTAGTTGCAGAGGTTCCTGCGTAGTCTGCTATGGCTATAATATTACCTGCACTTGGTGAAGATGGTAATGATACCGTTACTGCACCTGAAGTTGTGTTTACAAAATAACCTTCACCATTAGCTGCTGTAAAATCTGCTGTTTTAATGCTTCCTGTCTGCCAATCAACTGTCCCTGTTCTACCAAAACCTGTCTGCGTTCCATTGTTAGTAATTGTTACACCAGCAGGAATCGTGAATGTATCTCCACTATCTCCTAATGTGACCGTGCCACAATTTGTTCTTGGACTAATTTTATTTACTTTTACTTCACTCATAATTTACCTATTGATATTTATACCTTATTATAACAATTCCGCTACCACCATTACCCGCTGTATTAGTAGGGGCTGGACCTCCTGCACCACCAGATCCACCACCTCCACCTTTATTATCAGTTCCATTCATAACTGGACCAGAAGGAGGAGCTGAAAAACCACCTGCACCAAAAGGAATTCCTGCTGGAGTAGGTGTATTTCTTCCTCCACCACCTCCTGCACGTCCTACTGGTGATCCAGTTATAGAGGAAGTAGCTCCTGTTCCTCCCGTGTTATCATTTGTACCAGCACCAACAGCACCTCCACCACTTGCACCATAGGTAGATGTTCCAGGTGTGTCACCCCCATCTGTCCCTTGAGCAGGACTAACAGGTGGTGTATTTCCTGTTCCACCACTTGCCGAAGGTAATGTGTGAATAGCTCCACCAGCACCTCCACCAGATCCTCCGTCACTTCCATTTTGTGCGGGTGTTGGTTGACCTAATGTACCACCTCTACCACCACCAGCAGAAGTTATTGTACTAAAAACTGAATTTGCACCATTAGCTGAATTTCTGTTTGATAGTTCTGCACCTGTACCGCCAGCTCCTACTGTAATTGGATAAGCCTGTGCTGTAACTGACAATGCTGAAACACAAGCACCTCTTGGTGATACTGTATAGCCACCACTGCAAGTACCCGATGATTCTCTATAACCACCAGCTCCACCACCTCCACCTTGGTCAGAACCAGCACCGCCACCACCAGCTAACACTAAATAATCTACTTTTGCAACATCACCTGCGCAAGAAACACAAAAAGTTCCTGGTCCTGTGAAAGTATGAATTTTAAAATCTCCTGAAGTTGTAATTGTACCACCTGTTGCTGTTATGTAAGTAGCTTGTAAATTTGTTAAAGAACCAGTTAAAACAGTTCTCCATCCCTCTGTTGCGTCAACGTAAATTAATTGTACACTACAATTATTTTTATCAATAACTAAATCACTTGCAGCACCGTTAATATTCGAGCTATTTCTACCCAATGTTAAGGAGTTTGTTGCAAAAGTTCCAGTATAATCAGAAAAAGCCACAATATCGCCAGCACTTGGTGAAGCTGGAAGTGTTGCAGTTATTGCTCCACCGCTTGTGTCAATAAAAAATCCATCTCCACCTGTGGCAGTAAAACTTGCAGTTTTTTTAGTCGTATTCCAATCAACAGTACCAGTTCTACCGAAACCTGTTTGTGATGCACCTGATGCAAGAGTAACGGTATCGCCACTTGCACCGATAGTTATTGTGTTAGAGCTTTCATTAATGATGTTAGCTCCGCATTGATTTTGTATGTTGTTTACTTTAATTGTACTTGTCATAATTATTGAAATTTATACCTTATTATTACTATACCTGAACCACCATTAGCAGAAGCTCTAGTGCCCGTTGCTGGAGGACTTGTAACTGAACTCGAACCTCCACCACCGCCACCACCAGTGTTAGCAGTTCCTGCAATTGCAGCTGAAGTTCCGGCACCTGCTCCGCCACCACCTGTTCCACCTGTTCCTGAATTTGGTCCACCACCAGGTCCCCAAACTCCTGCAGCACCACCACCAGCATAAGCTGTTGGAGTTCCTGAAATATGTGTTGTTGCTCCTGCTCCACCAGGTCCAGCGCCACCTCCTGGATTAGGAGCTCCTGGACTAGTTGCATTACCACCTGCAGCTGTAGCACCACCACCGCCACCGCCTGCATAACCACCACTAGCACCTGTTCCACCATTATTTCCTTGAGGAGGAGTTACTGGAGGTGTGTTACCATTTCCAGCAGTAAAAGCTGGTTGAGCGGGTCCGCCACCACCTGAACCACCATTTCCACCATTCGTATTAGGAGGACTACCGCCAGGAGTAGTTCCTGTTTCTCCTCCTGCTCCACCACCAGCTGAAGTTATTGTTGAAAAAATTGAATTTGCTCCATTTGTAGTTGGAGTTGCTCCAGTTCCACCAGCTCCAACTGTTATTGGAAAAGCTGTTGCTGTCACTGTAATTCTATTTCCTGGAGTTGAATATCCACACAAAGGACTAGCTGTGTAAGGAGTGACCGGACTTTTTGTTTCTCTAAATCCTCCAGCACCTCCACCACCAGCTCCACCACCAGGGGCTGGAGCTGTAGTAGCTCCTCCTCCACCACCGCCAGCTACCACCATATATGAAACTAAATTATTAGCTGCAACATCCGATATTGCAGATACACAAAATGTACCTGGACCTGTGAAAGTATGAATTTTACAATTACCAGATGTTGTAATAGTTCCACCTGTTGCAGTTATAAAACTAGCTCCTACGTCTGCGAAAGAAGAATCTTGTATTGATCTCCAACCTACAGTTCCGTCAACATAAACTAATGTTAAACCTTCACCTTCAGTATTTAATATTACTGAACCTGCTCCGCTATTAATTTTTTCAGATCCATTAGCAGCAACTATTAAAGAATTTGAATCAAATGTATTATTATAATCTTGAACAGATACTATAGCACCTGCTGAACCTGCTGGAAGGTTTACTGTAAAACTACCAGATGTTGTATTACAAAAATAACCTTCGCCATTAGCTGCTGTAAAAGTTGCCGTCTTAATTGATGATGTCTGCCAATCAACAGTTCCTGTTCTACCAAAACCAGATTGACTAGCACCGCTTCCTAAAGTTACCGTATCACCAGATTCACCTAGTGTTAAAGTAGTTCCGCATTGTGGTGCAACTGTATTTACTTCTATCTTAGACAT